ATCAATCTCCTGCAAGGTTTAAGGTGCTTGTGGCGGGTCGTCGCTTTGGTAAGTCGCAATTAGCCTTAGAGACTTGTGCTGATCTGGCCATAAATCAGGGTAAAGAGGTTTGGTTTATATCGCCTACTTATAACAACGTTATGGTTCACTGGCGACGAGCTAAAACGGTGTTTGGAGAGCGTGCCAGCTATAAGAATGAACAAAACAAGTATATGGAGTTCAAGAACGGCGACTTTAAAGGGGCATTGTCGTTTAAGTCTGGGGATCGCCCTGATAACCTGCTTGGTGTAGGGCTGGATTATGTGGTTGTAGATGAGGCAGCCTATCAATCTTCAGAGTTGTGGTATCGGGTTATTCGCCCTGCCCTATCAGATACATCAGGGGGTGCGTTGCTTATCTCTACCCCTAACGGCATGTCAAGCTGGTTTTATCAAGTTTACTTAAAAGGCATGGATGAAAACGAACCTGAATGGCAGTCCTGGCGCTTCCCCTCTGCTGGCAATCCCTATATGCCGCTCGGCGAAGTCGAGCAGGCGGAAAGGGATTTACCAGAACTTAAATTTAGACAAGAGTATCTAGCAGAGTTTGTCAGCGATGCGGGCGGAGTTTTTAGAAGCATTACCAACGTTACAGTGCTGGACCCTTTATCTACACCGGACTTTGAAACTGAGTATGTTGCTGGCATTGACTGGGGTAGAAAAAACGACTTTACGGTAATTTCGGTGATAGATAGAATGACCGGGGAGCAGGTCTTTATAGATAGATTTAGTAAGATCGGATATGCTACTCAAACAAATCGAGTACGAGCAATGCAAGCAAAGTGGGGATGTACTCGAATTTATGTTGAGAGTAATGCGGCAGGTATGCCTTTGATAGAGGAACTACGTAGGGATAATTTGCCGATCATAGATGTATATATGACTAACCCACTCAAAAACTCTTTGGTAGAGGCGTTGTCGTTTAATATCGAAAAAGAGAATATTAAACTGATCTCTACTAAACACCCTATCGGACAAATTCAGGCAGGAGAACTTAATGCCTATGAGTTACGTCGTACCAGGAGCGGGTTAGGGTTTACCTACAACGCGCCCTATGGTTGGCACGATGATACTGTAGTGGCGCTGATGCTGGCTAATCAGGGGGTTATGGGCAGTGAGAAACGTAAAATCAAGTTTGCCGCTAATCCTTTTTATACATAGGAGTTAAAATATGCCGGGTATTATGAGATATATTGATCCTAATGACCCCTACCGTAATGGCAGTATGAGTGATCCTTTTAAGGAAAGACAGGATCGAGCAGATGCGTACAAAAAGCGTCGTAAATACTATGACGGGGAGCATAAGAGGTTTCTGGATAAAGCTGAGAATGAGCCGGATGATAACGTTATTGTCAATATTTTCAAGCAGGCTGTAGATCGTACTCTGTCCTTCTTATTTCCTGCGATGCCTTTTTTAGAACTTGCTCCCCATGAAACCCAGGAAACACCTGAAGAACGTTGGTTTAGACAGGCTTGGGAATACGCGGGGGGAATATTCTTTTTAACCGAGTTAGGCTTGAACGGAGCACTTTCGGGCCATAACTATGTGCGGGTACTTCCATTACGAACAGGAGAAGTTTTTCCTCGTTTGATAAATCTTAACCCTGAAAGTGTGATTACATTTTGGCGATCAGATGATGTAGACACGGTTGTATGGCATGAGATAAGTTGGGATGTAACTGATGGTAAGAAGACTACTTACTATATTCTTGACGTTATAAATAATGATGATTATTGGGAACTTGTTCAATATGTCTCTATTAACGGATCAAATTGGGAGATAGATGGCGAGATTGAGACATGGGATCACCCTGTTGGGCCTATTGTACAGTGGAAACACTTTCCCAACCCTAATCGTTTTTATGGTAAAGATGAAGGGGGACACTTAGGACTAAACGACAAAGTTAACCTCATTTTATCTGAAAATGCCAGGATTAACCGTTATCATTCTAGCCCCAAGACGATAGCTACGGGGGTTAGCTCTGAAGATGTTGTCCCCTCTAACATTAATGACCTGTGGACGATTGAAAGTTCTGATGCTGCGGTTTTTAACTTAGAGATGATGTCTGAATTAGCGGCGGCTCAACAGCTTGCTGTAAATTTGGCTGAAAACTTTTTGGCTGAGAGCCGTGTTGTTATCTTGCGGGGAGATGTTAAAGACTTTCAAAGAGTAACAAATACAGGCGTGCGTACTGTTTTTATGGATATGCTTGCTAAAAATGTGCTGTTACGTTGGGAGTATGGCAAAGGTATTCAAGACATTTGTCGGGTGATGTCCCTTGTTGCAGGTAAAGGGGAACTTATACCGGACATTGTACATCAAGACCCGCTACCTACGGATGATCTTGAGCGTGTAAACGTAGCGGCTATTGAGCGGGCTATGAAGATTGTATCCCGGCGTACTATCTCTGGAAAGCGTGGTTACAATTGGGATGAAGAATTAGAGCGTCAGGAAGCAGAGGAAGCAAATCCTATATTTGCTGCCCCTCAAACGGGCGGATCGGATGAGGGATTAAACGCGCCGCAGGTTAACGGTAGTGAATAACCCTTGACAAGGATAAATTATATGTTACTATACCTTTGACTATATAATCCGTTTCGCTTTGGTGAACGGTGCAGAGCCGCGTAATGCGGCTTTGTGTTTAATTAAATAAAGGGTCTATCTTGGCAGCAGAGGCAATTACTATTAATACCGACAATGTGGAGTGGAGCAATACGCTCTTGGAGGCAACTAATTATACTATCAACCCAGGTCAGGTGCTTGACTTGTTGGTATCTGATCCTATTAGTAATGATAGCGGCACTATCTATAACTCGGTAAGGGTGACTATCAAATATAGTTCTCTGCAACCTAATATCGGCAGTTTTTCCATTGGGGCGATATTGGAAGGTAAAGACGTTAATGAGGAATGGGTACCCCTAGCATATCAGTTTTCACCTTATAGGTATATCAATCAAGCGCCTACTCGCCACATTATTCTACAGCCAGACATGGATACCTATAATCTTGGTATTGATGACGTAGTGTTTCCCGTTAATGACGAACTTGCAAGGATTTCACGTCAACAAGGCCGCTTGCCTGAAAGTCTGTTCCGAGTAAGGGTAGTGCTAGAAGATAGCGACCCGTCGGGTGCAGGGGCATGGGTACAGGTAGCAGTTACAGCGTCAGGAGAAATGTATAATGTTTAGGCCGCCGTATGGTTCAACTAGTTTAACAGAGGTTGAAGGTAATAGGAAACGCCCTGATACGTTTACTATTTTCCAGTGCGGCAGTACGGGGTGGTATTGTGCATTACATTCCAGTGGGAAGTATTATCCGCTCTCTGATAGAACGGATAAAGATGCTGATATAGTTCAGCGGGTAGTTGATGGGCATAAACATATAGGATAGTTTGTTATGGCCGTGATTTCGCAATTGACAACAGTTGAAGATTTTGAGGCAAGTCCTATATATAGCAGCATTGGTGGCGGGGCGGGTGCTAGCAGTAATACCGATGTGTATATCCAGGGCAGTACATCAGGAGCTAGACGGGCTGACAATACGACTGATTTTGGGTTTTACATCTCTGTTACAGCTATTGATATGTCAGCCGCCGGAGAACACGTCAAGTTTTGGTTGTTTATTACCCACTGGCCACAAACAACTCAGGTTCAATTGCGCTTAGGTGATGGTACGAACGACGATGACCACGAGCTTCCAACAACAGAGTACCCGCCTTTGGGCGGGTTTATCCCTGTTTGGATTGACGTATCACGGACACCTGAGATAGGCGGTTCAGCAAATGAGGCTTCTTTAGCCGATTTTGGAGTGTTGGTTGACATTGGAAATGTGGGCGGCAATGCTCCAAATCTTATATTAGACGAAATTTTGTACGGCACGTCTGGGCTTTTGTGGAGCGGTACAGGTGGGGATTTTACTGACTTCACTGCTTTTGAGGGTACCAACAACGAAGGCAATGTTATCGAGCTTAATGGTGTCCTGTTTGTGTATTCGCGTCTTGAGATTGGGGATAGCTCGGCAACCGGATTTACTGACAACGGGAAAACTTTAATTTTCCCCGATCAGGCGTTAGTCGCACCCACGTTTATGGGTATTACGGTTGATTTACAACACGCTTCTACTGATATTGATATTGATAACTGTAATATCCAAAGCTCTAACCCACTTGCCGCCACTAATCGCCCAGATTTTTTGGTGACAGGCACATCTGGCGCTTTTGATACCAACGGCACCAACTTTACGGGAATGCGGTTGATCCAACTGACATCGGCCTGCACCATTGATGGCGGCACATTGGACACACAAGACCTGACACAAGCCAGCGCCGAAATAAAGAATGCGACCATCAAACCGCGCACAGCTAGTCAGGTTGCAATGTGTGATGACCCGACGTTTGGTACGCCTTCTGGTATCCATGATTGCGCGATTATTCAGGCTGGAAGTGGTCACGCCTTTGAAATAACCAGTACAGGTACAGTTACTTTGACCAACTTAACTTATAGCGGGTTTGGGGCGAACGGCGCAAATGATGCGGTATTTTATAACAACTCAGGCGGAGAAGTAACTCTGCAAGTGTCCGGAGGGGGTACTCCTACTTATCGAAATGGTACAGGTGCAACGACAAATGTTATCAATACCAAAACGGTTAAGGTAACTGTTCAAGACTTGGAGAGGAATAACATTGAAAATGCACATGTATTTATTGAAGCTGATAGTGGCGGTGATTTACCTGCCGCTGAGAGTGTAACGATTACCCGTAGTGGTTCGACGGCAACCGTAAGCCATACTGCACACGGTATGAAAACTAACGATAAAGCGGCTATTCGTGATGCAGATCAGCAGGAGTACAACAGTGTATTTACGATAACCAAGATTGATGATAACTCGTACTCTTATACTGTTAGCGGTACTCCGGCGACACCTGCAACAGGGACAATTACGGCAACGGCAGTAACGCTCAATGCGCTAACAAACTCTAGCGGGATAGCGCAAAATACAGGGTTTAGTTATACATCAGATCAACCCGTTGTTGGATGGGTACGAAAAAGTTCAAGTTCACCTTATTATAAGCATACCCCAATAATTGGTACAATTGATAACAACGGCTTTAGTCTGGATGTAGTGTTAGTTTTAGACGAATAAGGAGGTAATTTGTGGCAATAGCGGATGATTGGAGTATTGACGCTTCAAACAATATACGATACGAAGGAACTACTGTAAACTATCATGTAATTACTTGGTATCAATGGTTACAGAGCTTGTCCGACGACCAGCAAGCTGTTGGTGATGATCTAATGGACATTACCTTTCAAAACCCGGCACAGAGGACACTGAACATTATTAATCTCTTGAATGGGTATAATATTGACGATACTGCCGCTGAACATCTATATGGGGGCAGTATTACTCAGGATAATGGGGATACCGTTTATAGCGGTTTGCAAGTTGTGGGCGGTGTTAACTCTACAGCAACGCAGATCAAAATTATCCAGGATAATAAAGAATATCAGTATACCACTACGCCAGGATCGCCTTACTGGGGCGATCAAAGTTCTCCTTATAATGGGGGCGGACAGGTTTTGTTACGAGTTCTCATTAAAACCCGTGTTAACGGTTGTAATATTGACGGTCAGCAGGTTCGGGTACAGGCGAGACATTACTCTGGTACGGACGGAGATACTTACGCTGAATTTGGAACTCAGTTAGGTGTTGGCGAAGTTGGGGCCGCTATCAATACTACTGATGATCCGCAGAACAGTACCAGTCAGGCGACAGTTACCGCCTATATTGATGTCCTCAACAGCGGGGGCACAGCCAACGCCCCTACCGGCGGCTATCAGACTATTGACCTGGGAGAGGGCAGTGGCGCGCAACCCTATTATAGTCAGTGGACATATGGATCGCAACCAGACGAGCGCAAGGCTATTTGGGAATATACCAAAGACCTAATTCGGACAGGGACAACTAAAACTGTTGATAATATTAACGGCGAACTGTTTCGAGGGATCACTCATGAGATTGACTACGATGGGCAGTCGGTTAATTTCCAAGAGCGTGAGGAAGTAGTCTGGGGAACGACTATTACTTATAATACTTTAGTAAGCGGGCCATTTACGCCGGGTAATTATGTTACAATCGGGGCAAACGGGGCAGCCGGGCGTGTAATGGATGACGATGGCGTATCTACTCTAGTTGTGGCTTTAGAGGACACCAGTATTACGCTGCTCAATGGTGATGTTATCACTGAGTACCCAGGGCCGGGTGCTGGCGTAACTTCCACGACAGCGGCCATCAATGTCACTATCGCTGACAACGACAAAAAAGGCGGTTCAGGACTAATTCTAGCTATGAACGATGCGGGAACAACAGGTACGCTTTGGATACAGTTGCTTACCGGAGTTGCGCCAGTTGACAATTTACCGTTGATCGGCAGCACATCAAACGGAGATGGTCTGGTACAAGGCGCACCGACAGTTCGGCCTATCCCTGCCGCTTTTACTGGCAGTTATGTGGGTAACTATATTGGTGCGTTTGGTGTTGGGTTTGATCCTAACGACTTGACAGCTAACGATAGTGTAACTGATCTGTTAGGAGTAACTCGTAATCCGCCAAATAACGTTACTTTCTCTGTAACTGGGTTGGTAAGCGGCGAGGATCGAGTGTTGGTTGGCCCGCGTAGTGCTGGTGCGTTGGACAGGGCGCAGCTAACATTAAACGCTGATCTTACAGGGGCGGCTGAAACCTCTGTTGTAGTTTTAGAGGCCATTCCGTCAGATACTCCTTTGTCTGGGACAATTCGAGTACAGTTGAACACGGGTATCTACCGTTATCAAACGTATACATCCTGGACAGGCTCAACTTTCACGATACCTTCTACAGATTACTCAGGTTCTAATCAGGCCACAGGAGCGAAGGAGGTCTTTATCAGCTATATTGACAAATTAGCTGCATCGGATACTGAGACCTTTACGACCATTTTTAACACTACGCGGAATTTAACTGTATATGCAAGAGACGGCAGCGCTACACCGATTAAACCGTTTGAAGCACAAACCGCGCAGCTAATTTCAACCGGGGGTACACAGGCCGTCACGAGGACATCAGATGCTTAAATATGATAAGAAGTTAGGCAGACCGCCGATGATCTCTTTTACTGAGGAGTTTACAGAGCGCCCTGTTGCGGATCAAATTAGTTACTTAAAACTGCTAGCCTCTGCTAATAACCATGCGCTCGGTTTAATGCAGAAGGAACGAGATAAGCTGTTAACTGAGAACATAGTTCTCAGGAAAAGCCTAGAAAAAGCGCAACAAGCATTAGAGATAGAACGCGATATAGGGAAATTAGCGTTAACAGGCACTAATCAGCAAATACAGATGTACGGGGCAGCGATCCAGGAATTACAGGAGGAGATACGGAGTTTGAAAGCCCGCCTGCGTGATGCGCTTATATGTCAACAAATTATTGGGGACGATTATGGCGGTGAGCATTGATTGGAATACGCGGGTTATTACTGTACCAAAGGCAGATACAGTTTTAGTACAGGCCGGGCCTCCAGAGGTGCGGGAGATAAATATGGACAATTTTCGCTTATCGCTTCACGCTTTACAGGCTTCAGAGGAAGGTGTGCCCTTCCCTACTATATTTGAGCATACCTCTCCCCGCACCTTGGGCGGGATCGAGTTTGCTAGGGAGCTTAGAATTGTTAATGGGTATACTGTAACGTTTGAGGACGGCAGTTATGTTGTCAACCTAGAAGGTGGTAACAACAACATTTTGGATGTTGCTAACCTTAATGCAGTGTCTATTCGAGCCAATCTAACCGCTGGACTAGTCAATACTGGGGAGAGCGGACTAACCGCAGAGGAAACAGCAGCATTGTTATTTCTCACTAAGCTGTTAGAGGGCGATCAGTTTATTAGTTCATTGTTACATACGGTTAAGGAAAAAGGTACAGAAAATGTGATATATCAAAAAGAGGTAAAAAATAGTCAGCTACCAAGCGGAGTAACTGTTGAGCTTACAGAGCCAGTACCATGAACATAGTTGCGTGGCATGTACTTAGTGGGACAGGAACTACTATTATCGGAGGTATAACTGAACTAACCTCTATTTTAGATGGCAATGTATTAGATGTACCGGATATTATCACAACCATGACCTGTGCTGAAATAGAGATGACAATATTAGAAGAAGAAGATAGCACAGGTACTTTGCAGTCAGAGGATCAAACCGGGGGTTTAAGTGGCGGAAACTAAAACACTTGTTATAAGGGACGATACTGAACGTGTCCTAACCTTAACTACAGGCAGTAGTGCAACTCCTGTTGTCATTAACCCGGCTTGGACAGTTAACGCACAGTTCTTAGACGAGGGAGAACTGATTACTACTATAGGTGTGGACGGGGTTGTATCAGTATTAGAGGCAACATCTGGATCAGACTGGGCTAATGGGGTTATTGTCGTACCTTTGACAGCAGTAGAAACTGCTTCCCTAGCTAAAGGCACACTAGTTGAACCTCGTGTTGAAATTATCGAAACCACAAACGGCAACAAGCATCGTACTTTTTGTACATCTGAACGATGGCAATGTGTGGTGGGATGGGTAACATAGGTTTTTGGAATAGGCCGAGCGGCCAAAGGAGTTTTACTCGTGGGAAACGAGAATGATACACAGACCCAAGCGGGTCAAGATGATACATCGAGCGGTGTGAAAAATGCAATTGATTGGTCAAGTGTGAATTGGTCACAGGTAGAAGTACCTGAAGAAGTCATTACATCTCATAAGACGTATAAAAGCGTGCTAACTGAGAGCATTGATCGTCGTAAGGAAATTTCAACTTTGAAGGGGCAGTTAGAGGAACTAACTGTTAAACCAAGTGAAATTCAGGGTACGGATAGCGACGATCCAATGGTTAAGACCTTAAGCGCATTAACCAAAACAATTGAGGGATTACAAGCAAGGCTTGACAATCAAGATCGTGAAGTTATGCGCGAAAATATTGCGCGCAAACATAGCCTACCAATTGATGATAAAGACGGTAGCAATTACTTACAGCTAATTCAGGGCGTGACTGAAGAAGAGATGGAGCGGAGTGCAACAGCTTTAGCCAGCTTGATTAAGCCGACTAATAGCCAGCAGCCGCCTAGCAGCAAAAGCCCAGGTAATTCAGGTACACATGATCCTGAAGCTAGTCTGCGTAGACGTGTATCAGACAGGCTGACTGGAAAAGCTGATGCTGTAAGTCCTTTTGATCCCGGCGTACATCGTCAAAAAGGTGGGGGTATACATAAAGGATAAATAAATGGCAGACGAAAGTACCTATGTACTTATCTCAGACCTTTTACCTATCATCTGGGAAAGTGCGTTACATTATATGCAGGCTAGTTTTGTTATGCCGTCTCTCGTAACTTTGTTTACAGATCAGACTGGAATGGTAGATCGTAAAGTATCAGAGTATGTGGAGACGGGTGTAACAGATAACCTAGCTGAAACTGTAGACCTGACACCGACTGAGTATGATCGTAATTTGCTTTCGACACTAACTCCAAAAGAGATTGGTAAGCAGTATTTGATTACTGATCGGCGTGTTGAAAGTGATACAGAAGGGGTTATGGTTGATGCTGCTAGAGACTTGGGTTACTCCATTGGTAAGAAGGTTGAGCAGGACTTGCTAGGGGAGTTTGCAAACTTGACTGGCGGTATCTTTGGATCAGAGGGTACGGCAATGAGCATGGCTGCGCTCTACAATGGCCGCGCTCGTATGGAAGCTAATGATGTTCCTGGGCCGTACTATGCAGTGATGCACCCTTATCAATATCTGGACATTTTTAATGATTTTACTAACTTGAGTAGCCCTGCCCCGCTCGACATTCGTAATCGAGCGCAGCAATCGTACTACGTTACTCAAGTTGCAGACTTCCAGATCATTGTATCGTCTCTTGTACCTAAAACAGTTGTTCAGAACGAACAGCAAACAATCACTGTAACAGGTACACCCACTGGCGGAACGTTTACCTTGAAGTTTGGTGAACAGGAAACAGCGGCTATCGCCTATGATGCTACGGCAGCTGCGGTATTGGCTGCGCTGGAAGCTCTACCGAATATCGGTGTTGGTGAATTGGCTGCATCAGGCGGCGATTTGCCGGATGTGGCTGTAACCATTGAATGGGACGGCCCTATTTTGGCAGGGGAAAACGTGCCTCTGTTGGCATTAAGTGTTAACTCGCTTACAGGCGGTTCATCGCCTGATGTAGCTCTTGCAGTTGTGCAAGAAGGTCAGAACTACGCTCAAGGCGCTATCTTTTCTCGTGATGCGATGGCTTTTGACATTCGCCGGGGCTTTAGGCTTGAGCCGGATCGTGATCCTTCGCTCCGCGCCACTGAATTGAATGCTACGATGATCTATGCTAAGGGCGGTTGGCGGCCTACACACGGGGTTATCCTGAAGTCTGACGCTAGTTTGCCGCTGGCCTAGGAGATAAAAATGGGCGCTAGAGCGGGGATGGCGGAGCTTATAACTGAGTTACGCCGTATGACAGACACCTCTATCGGTGAAGTTACTGTAGGTGGGGTATCTTATTGGACAGATGAACAGCTTGAAAACATACTAGACAACTACAGTTCAGATGTTTTAGATGCCCCTCTACACCCATATCCGATGAAGGAAAGTGGTACTACTGTTTATAAGCGGTACTATT